ATGCGGAAGACAATCGCCGATCACGTCTCATCTGAGGTGAGGGCTGAGCTTGCAAGGCAGCGCCGCCCACAGCGTGACATCGCTGAGCTGCTCGGCATCTCGGTAAACCAGGTCTCGGAGCGCATCCGCGGCGACGTTGAGTGGCGGGTGTCGGAGCTGGTGCTCGTCGCCGAGCTGCTCGGCGTCCCGGTGGCGCAGTTCCTGCCGGCGGCGGCGGCGACCTCGGCCGAGGTGCCGGCCGCGTGATCGCCACGCTCCCCGTCGCCCCGGGGCCTTCCGGCCCGGCTGACAACCGTCCGCCGGCGCGGCCCACCAACCCGCCGGCCCCGAAGCTGCCCGCTGCTGGCTACGTCTGCTGGCCGTGCGTGTGCGGCAAGCACTTCTGGTGCGAGGGCGGCCGCTGCACCTGCTGCGGCTCCGCCAGCGCGCACAAGGAAAGGGCCACGACCGCGCCAACGGTCGTGACCCCTGTACCCCGAACCCGCCCCACCTCCATGAAAGGACTGGTCGAGATGACCAACGTACCTGCCACCCCCGAGGTGGCGCAGCTGCCGACCATGCCGGGCTGCGGCGAGCCCGCGGCAAAGCGCCTCGAGATCTACCGGTCCGGACACGGCCGCACCTTCGCCGAGCTGGCCGGCACGGTCAACGTGTGTCGCAACCACGTCGACGCCGTCGCGCCGGCGCTTGGGGACAACTTCCTGCTGTTGCCGCTGGACGACGACGTGAGCGAGCGGCCATGCGGCAGCGGCATGGACTTCGCCGGCGACCGGCCGGAGCCGCTGGCCGCCCGGTGCCGCGCCGCCTACCCGGACTACGGCCGGGTGCACGACGTCGACCGGGCGCACGCCGACGCCCTCGCCGTCGAGGAGCCGAAGCCGGCGCCGGCCATGGTGGAGGCGGCCGGGCAGGCCGCCGTGCTCCGGATCGCCCGGGCCAACATGCTGCGCGAGATCTCCCGCCTCTGCTACGCCGTCGACTCCGAGGCGCTGCCGGCGCCGCGGGCGGTCCGGTTCGACAAGTTCACCCACGCCGCGCAGCTGGACTTCGACACCGAGGACGAGGCGATCGCCTGGGCGGCGCGGCTGGGCGCGGAGCAGGGCACGCTGCGCAGCGCTCGCCACTTCGCCCTCGTCGGTGCGACCGGCTACCACGCGATCGTCGTCTGGCGGGGTGTGTGCGTCGACCTGGTCTCCGTCGCCACGGTCGAGATCGAGCCGGCGGTGGGCGCGGCGCCGGCCGCCGAGGTGCAGGCCGAGGTCGACGCGCTGCCGGTGCCGCCGGAGCACTACCAGGTCGGCGGCTCCGTCGGCGGGCCCGGTGAGAACAGCGTCGAGTGCGCGTGCGGGCTGGTCTTCGACGGCTTCGACACCCACGCCGGGGCGATGGCGTTCCTGGACCGGCACATCGCCGACCCGGAGCCGGCCTCCCTCGCCGGTGGCGCGTCGTGATGGCCTCGATCCTGGCGGGCCTGCGGGCCTCCGCCGGTGAGGTGGCCGGCCTGGTCCTGGTCGTCGCCCTGGTCGCGCTGGTGGCGTGGTGGGGTCGGCGGCAGGAGGTCCGGCGGGCGGACGAGCGCCGCGCCCGGGCCGAGGCCCGCCGCCGCCCGCCGGCGCTGGACCCGGCCGAGTGCGGTCTGCCGGTGGACCCGTGGCCGCACGCCGAGGACCACGACGTGGACAGGCTGACCCGCTCCGAGATCCACGTGGCGGTGTCCCGATGACCGCCCAGGTGGCCGCGCCGACGCGGGTGCCTGGCCAGCCCGGCCCGCCGGCCGTCGAGCAGCTGCCCGAGCAGGGCGGCACGTGGCACCTGGTCGTCTCGGCGCAGGCCGGCGACCGGGACGCGTTCGGTCAGCTCTACCTCCGCTACTACGACGTGGTCTACCGGTTCGTGCTGTTCCGCGTCGGGCAGCACCGGCAGACCGCCGAGGACCTGGCCGGGGAGACGTTCGTCCGGGCGCTGCGCCGCATCAACACCGTGCAGTGGCAGGGCCGCGACATCGGCGCCTGGTTCGTGACGATCGCCCGGAACCTGATCGCGGACCACTTCAAGTCCAGCCGCTCCCGCCTGGAGTGCATGGTGGGCGACGTCCTCGACGCGAACCTGGGCGTCGACTTCACCGACCGCACCCGCGAGGGCAACCCCGCCGACACTGCCGTCGACCGGCAGATCGCCGAGATCGTCCGCGAGGCGATGGGGAAGCTCACCGCCGAGCAGCAGGAATGCCTCGACCTGCGGTTCTTCCAGGGCCTGTCCGTGCTCGAGGTCGCCGCGGCGATGGGCAAGCAGGAGGGCGCGGTCAAGGCGCTGCAGTACCGCGCCGTCCGGGCGCTCGCGCAGCGCCTGCCCGCCGGCTTCGAGCAGGTGATCCGGTGCTGACCCGCCACCCCGCCGCCGCCGCGCTCGCCGCCGCGCTCGCGGTGCTGCTCGGCACCGCCGCCCTGACCCTCGCCGTCCCCGACCGGCCGTCCCCGACCGGCCTGGGTGCCCTCATCGTCCTGGCCGTGCTCTGGCTGGCCACCGCCGCGGTGTGCGCCGCCGTCGCGCTGCGCCGAGCCCGCACCGCCGACTGGCAGCGCCTGCACGCCGCCGCCTACCCCCTCTACCGCCGCGGCGAGCCGGCCGCGTTCCTCGACATCCCGGAGGCACACCGATGAACCTCGACCCCTTCCAGGCCGCCGCCATGCTGATCGCCCTCGCCGTCGTCTCGTTCATCGTCGGCCTGCTCGTGATGGCCATCGCCGCCCGTGCCCGCCAGCTCGACGAGGGCGACCGCGCCGGCGCCGCGTTCCGGGAGCTGCGCGATGTCGCCCAGCGCCACGTCATCCCCGCCGACGCCGCGGTGCTCCTGCGCGAGGCCGCCCGGATCTGGGACGGGTGGCGGCCCGACGGCCTGCACCTGGAGGCCTACCACCGCCACCACGCCGACAAGCAGCTCACCGAGACGTACGTGCACCGGCTGCTCGACGCCCTGGCCACCGGCCGCCCGGTCGACCTGTCGGGCTGCCGGGTGCCCGCCGACGTCCGCGGCCGGCTCCGCGCGATGGCCGCCATCGCCGCCGCCACCGGCACGGCGACGCCCACCCCGGTCGGCCCGGGCGTGGTGTCCGTCGACACGGCCGGCCTCGTCGTCCACCACCCGGTCCGCGCCGGCGGCCGCGATGGGTGAGCCGGAGCAGCCGCTGGTGCTGTGCCTGGACTGCCACCGGCCGTGCAAGACCCCGGTGTCCCGGGCCCGCCGGATCGGCGCGAAGTGCTGGCGCAAGCGACGTGCCCTCGCGCGCGCCGAGGCCGCTCCGGTCGCCCTGCCCGGCCTGGCCGGGCGCGGCGGCCGGGCCGGCCAGCCCGGCCCGGACCTGCTCGACGCCGCCCGCGAGACCGCCTGCGACGTCTGCCACGGCGACCCGTCCCAGTGCGGACACCTCCAGGACGACGACCAGTGGCCCAGCGACCAGGACGGTGACCGGTGACCGCCAAGGCGCCCCGCTTCTGCGAGGAGTTCGTGCCGGACCCGGACCTCGGCCTGGACTGGAAGCAGCGCGCGACGTGCCTCAACTGCGGCCGTGTCGGCCAGGCCGGCGACCCGGGCCACACCCCACCAGCGCCCCCGCCCACCCCCACCCCGAAGACCCGCATCTCGCCCGCGCTCGCCGCGGCCGCCCAGGCCCGCGACGCCGCGATCCTCGGCGAGCACGACCCGGAGGAGCTCCCGTGGTCCACCGCCTGAACGACGACGAGCTGCGCGCCGCGGCCGCCACCCGGCCCGGCTACGCGACTTACCCCGAGTACCGGCCCGGGCAGCCCGAGCGGCTCGGCAAGCTGCCCGCCGTGCACCGCCCGCCGGCGCCCGCCCCCGCCGCCGCGGCGGCCGTCGAGCAGCAGCCCGCCGCCCTGGACGGCAGCGCAGCTGCAGCGCCCAAGACCTGGTACGACAACACCGACATCTGGGGCCCGGAGCCCGAGCCCGCCCCCACCGGCACGGCCGTGCCGGTGGGGGAGCCGCTCGACGCCCGGCCGCCGACCACAGCCGCCGAGCCGCCGCCGGCGACCCTGCAGGCGCTGCCGCCCACCCACGTCTTCGACTTCGAGCCGCGCTGGATCGTCGAGCGGCCGTGGTGGCGCCGCCGCTGGCACTGGGCCGTCATGGCCGCCGACGCCGGAGTGCACCACGGCTACGCCTGGACGCAGGCCGGCGCCCGCCGGCGTACCGCTCGGGCGGCCCGGAGGGCCGTCCGGTGACCGCCGACGTGATCGCGCTGACCGAGCAGTCCACCGAGGAGATGGCGCGGGCCCGGGCCGAGCGGATCCGGCAGGGCATGCGCAACTGGCTGGAGACGGTGTCGGAGTACGCCCTGGCGTGGGAGCGCCGCGACTGGCACGTCCTCGGGTACGCGGACTGGCAGGCGTACCTCGACGGCGAGTTCGGCGCCGAGCGGCTGCGGATGCCCACCGCGCAGCGCCAGGTCGCCGTCGAGGCCCTGCGCTCGGCCGGCATGAGTCAGCGGGCGATCGGCTCTGCGCTCGGTGTCAGCGTCGGCACCGTCAACGCCGACCTGGCCGTCGTGCAGGACCGGACGCCGGCGGAGATCCGCGGCGCGGACGGCAAGACCTACGCCGCCACCCGCCCGGCCCCGGCCGTCGACGTCGCTCCCGGCCCTGGTCCGGAGCCGGACGAGCAGGTGTGGATCGCCGCCGCCCGCCGGGCGATCGAGGCGCACGCGTTGAAGAGCAAGACGTCGACCAGGTGCTCCCGGTCGACGCGCACCGGCCTGACCCTGCCCGCCCGGCAGGCGACGGAGAAGCACGCGGCCACGTGGTGCCGCAAGTGCTGGCCCGAACCGGAGCCGTCCGAGGTCCCCTGCGGCCGCTGCGGCACCGTCGTGCCGGCCGCCGAGGTGGCCGACGGCCCGGGCGGCCCGCCGACTCTCTCGGCGCGCTGGTGGTGCGCGGTGTGCCGGTTCATGCCGCCGGCGGACTACGTCACGACCAGCGTCACCTACGGCACGCTGCTGCCCGGCGACTACATCGACCGGCCGTACGGCCCACGCCAGCACGTCGCCTGGCACCAGGTCGTCCAAGCCCACTTCGACGCCGGCGTCACCGTCTTCACCAACCACAGCGAGAACGTGCCCGTCCACGAGGACGTGGCCGGTGACCTGCCGCTGACGGTCCGCCGGCCGGAGGGCCGTACCGCGGCCGCCGGCCGCGTGTCCGACTGCCGTGCCTGCCACAGCCTGGTGCCCGCCGCGGTCATCTACAACGGCAAGTGCCCGGCCTGCCTCGACGCCGCCGACCACGCGCAGATGTCGAACGAGAAGCTGCTCGCCCAGAGCCCGGACATGGAACCGGGCGCCGAGGAGACCGTGGCGGCGGGCCAGCTGCGCGCCGGCGACCTGGTGTGGGTCGGCCCGGACGGCTGGCAGCCGGCCACCTCCGCCGAGATCGGTCCGATCCCGCCGGAGCCGGGCGGCTGGCAGGTCCTCGCCCGCACCCGCACCGGCAACCACACCGCCACCGCCCACCGCATCTGGCGGTGGGACGACCTGCTCCAGATCCGCCGGCCCGTCCCGGCCGGCGGCGAGACCACCCGTTTCGCGGCGGGTGACACGGCCCCGACCGGGCCGTCCGCCGAGACCCACGACCCCCGGGCCTCGCGGGAAGCCGGGGCGGAGATTCGCGACTCCGCCCCGGCAGGCACCGCCCAGGCGGCCGCCGGTGTTGACACCGAGCCGGCGGATGGAGCGGATACCGCGCGTCCTCACGGCGCGGGCGACGCTGCTCCAGCCTCCGCCCCGTCGTCGACTTCCCTCGACGGCGGGGCGGAGGTGACCCCAGCCGAGGACGGTCTGACGCCGGCCGACGTCGCGAGGTTGCGGGCCGTCTTCGAGTGGGCGCGGGCCGGGCTGGCTCGGCATCCGCGCAACGCTGCCGGCCGGGGTAAGCCCGCGACGCTCGGCATGGAGTACGCGCCGGGCGAGCCGACCCCGCCCCTGCACCCGGAGATGGCACGGAGCGGCCAAGTGGCGCACGTGGAGGTCTGCTGGGAGGCCGGACAGGTCGACGTCGTCTACCGCTCCGACCGCTACGAGCTGGACCGTATCGACTTCTGCCCGGCCACCGTCGCCCAGGGCGTCGACCTGCTGTGTGCCTGGGGCGTGCTCCCGGCCCGCTTCTCCCAGCAGTACGCCGCCGGCGTCCAGGCCGGCATGCGCCGCGGTGCGGCGATCGACGGCGCGCTCATCGAGGAGGACGCGGATGCCTGACCTGCCTGTGTACGAGCGGTGGCGGGACGTGCCGACCGGCTTCTACACCAAAACGCAGCTGGCGGACCTGGACCTGCCCCGCCAGGCCGGCGGGCCTGTGGCCGCGTACGTGGCCACCCGGGACTGGCGGGACAGGAAGACCACCGTGCCGTTGTACGCGTGGGGGGAGTCGGTGCCGTCGCCGGCGAGTCTGGCGCAGCTGGAGGCGGCCCGCCGCCGCGGCGGCGCCGGCCGGGTGTGCGACGGGTGCGGTGCCCGGCCGGACCGGCCGGCGATCGCCGGCGACGGCGGCCGCCACTGGTGCCCGGCCTGCGCTCGGATCCAGCGGCTGCGCGCGGCGGTGGCCGCTGCGGCCGCCGGCCGGATCGACGCGGTGCTGTGGGCCGCCGGGCTGATCGCCGCGGACGCCCCGCCGGCGGTCGTGGTCCGCGCGTGGGAGATCACTCGGCCGCCGAGCCCGGCGGGCCGCCGTAACCCGCGGCCGATCGCGGTGCGCGTCGACGCGGTCGACACCACCGGCGTCCGCCTGGTCGACGCCACGCTCCGCCTCGCCGGCCCGCGCGTGCGCGCGGTTCCGGAGAACGCGGTCGACCCGGCGACGCTCGCCGAGCCGATGCGGCGGCTGCTGACCGCGCCGGTGATCGTCACCTGGTCCGGTGGCGAGGTCGACCAGCTGCGCTGGCTCTACGACATCGAGCGCCCGAAGGACTGGCCACCGGCGTACATCGGCGGCAACCCGAACGCGCTGTGGCGGCGGGCGACCTGCTGGCGCGGTGAGGTCGACCCCGACGACCCCCGGCTGGAACTGCGCGGCGCACTCGACCCGGGCACCGCCGAGCGGACCCTGCTGGTGCTGCGCCGCATGGCCGCCACCGACCTGACCGCGACGGCCAGCCCATGACCCGCCTCGGTACCCGCTCCGCCGCTCCGGACTTCCTCGACGACCCGGACGTGGTGCCGGCCTGTGCCGGCGTCGACAGCGCGCTGTTCTTCCCCACCCGGGAGGACAGCGCGGCCGCCGCGGAGACGGCGAACCGGTACTGCCGGGCCTGCCCGGTCAGGACGCCCTGCCGGCAGTGGGCGCTGCGGCAGAGCCCGAACGACCTGTACGGCATCTGGGGCGGCACCACCCGGGAGGACCGCCTCCGGATCCACCGGCGACGGCGGGCGGGGGCAGACCGGTGAGGCCGGGGCTGTGGCTGGTCGCCGGCGTGGTGCTGGGCCGGCCCGTGCCGGTCACCGACCGCTACCCGCACCTGTGCGGCACGACCGCCACCGCCACGATCACCGGCCAGCCGTACCGGTACCGGGCCCGCGACTGCGCCGCCTGCCCCCAGCGGCCCGGCGGGCGCGGGTGAGCGGCCATGACCAAGGACGAACTGCTGACCGAGCTGCTGGTGGAGCGCTACGGCCCCACCGCCCCGCCGCAGGTGGAGCCGGAGCCGCTGGTACGCGACCCGCAGCGGTGGGCCGCCCCACCGGACCCGCCCGCCCGCCGGCGGCACCTGGTGGTGCTCGACGGCGGATCGACCACCACGGCGGCCGCATGAACCGCCCCGAACCCAACGCACGAACGGGAGACACCCAGATGCGGATCACCCTCGACGAGCCCCAGGTGGACCTGCTCGCCGCCGTCGACGCGGGCAACGTCCACACCGACCCCCGCTTCACCCTGCCGGACTTCGAGCGCGTCCCCGGCGAGCCCGGGCACCGCCGCGCGACCCAGCGGCTGCAACCGCTCAAGGACTACCGCCTGGTGGAGCTGGACCCGGACACCCCACCGGACCGGTGGGGCGTGCGCCCGTACCGGCTCACCGGCCTCGGCGAGCGGGTCCTCGCCGAGGCCCGCGAGCAGGAAGCCGCGGACCGCGCCGGCGAGGCCGAGCCGGCCGCGAGCGGGCCGGACCGGTGAGCATCCCCCGGCGCCGCGCCCGCCGCCCGTGGGAGGCCGACCTGGCCGCCCGCGAGGCCCGCACCAGGGGCGAGGCGAAGGACCGCGCGCACCGCGGCCGGGCGCTCGTCGACGCCGCCCTGGCCGGGCAGGCCCCAGCCGAGGTGACCGCCCCGGCGGAGGAGTCCCCGCCGGCCGGCTACGAGTACGTCGCCTGCGCCGGCTGCTACCGGCCCATCTGGGCGCTGCCCGGATCCCGCTGCCCCGCCTGCAAAGCCCCACCCGCACCACCGACCACCCCCGACAGCCCGACCGCAGCCTGACCACCACCCTGCTGAGGAGACCCCGCATGCCCTGGAGCCGCATCCCTGACCACCTCCGGCTACGGCCGGTCCCGGTGCTCTACCTCGACCTCGACGGCACCGTGCGCGAGGGCAAGGACGACCCGCTCGGCCGCTTCGTCAACGGCCCCGAGGACGTCCGGGTGTTCCCCGCCGCCGTCGAGATGATGCGCCGCTGGAAGGCCGGCGGAGGCCGGGTCATCGGCGTGAGCAACCAGGGCGGCATCGCCCTCGGCCACGTCACCACCGCCCAGGTGGTGGCCGCCATGTCCGAGACCCAACGGCAAGCCGACAGCCTGTTCGACCGCATCGCCTGGTGCTCCCACCATCCCAAGGCCGCCGGGCCGGAGTGGGCGCGGTGCTGGTGCCGCAAGCCCGCGCCCGGCCTGCTCATCCAGGCGGCGGTGTCCCTCGGCGCCGAATGCGGCGAGTACTACCCGCCGCACCTCGGTCTGATGGTCGGCGACCGGTCCGAGGACATGCTCTGCGCCCACCGCAGCGGCCTCGACTTCGAGTGGGCAGCCGACTGGCGGGCCCGCGCCGGCGAGCAGAGGAGCGCCGCCAAGTGACAAGCCCTCAGTTCGGCCACGGCAAGCCCGAGCGCCTGGCGGGCCGCGCCCTGGAGGCGGCGATCGCCGGCGACTGGCGTCGCGCCACCGACGTCATCGACCGGCTCAACAAGGAGTGCGCGGGCGAAGGCCTCTACACCGCCCTGGTTGCCTGGTGCGACATCTTCGCCGACCACGCCAACGGCGGACCGCCGGAGTTCGGGAAGGTCCGGATGCTCGGCTGGAACGCCGACACCGGGCAGCTCGGCGGGGAGGTCCCGGAGCGGGCGCGGTGGGTCATGGACCTGATCCTCGCCCGCAGCCAGGGCGACCAGGCCGCGTTCGACGCCCTGGTGCAGCGCCTCAACGGCATCGCCGACGGCTTCGAGCGGGGCCGCTACATCTCCGACCTGCTCGTGTCCATGGCCGCGACGATGAACTACCTGCCGCGCGGCTACGGCCGCACGCGGCGGACCCCGGAGGCCGAGCGTGGCTGAGATCGTCCGCTTCGAGCAGCGCCGGGTGACCCGGACCTGCTCCCAGTCTTGGGGCGACAGCGCGCCGGACGTCGTGGAGGAGACGACGGTAGTAGTGCGCAGCATCCACGGCTACGACGTCAGCGTGATCCGCGACTTCGTGCGAGCCCTCGACGTCGCCGGCGCGCCCGGTACCGCGCTGCTCGAGCACCAGACCAACAACGGCCATCTGACGCGCCTGACGGCGCGCTTGACCGAGCGCCCCGACCCCCCGGAGCCCTTGGACTCGGAACCCCCGGACCCACCGGATCCACCCGTGTAGCGGCGCTCACCGCCGCTGCCTTTCGTCGATCTTCTCAACGCTGGCGCGGCCACCGATCAGGTGGCCGCGCTTCGCCATACCGGGAGAACCATAGATGTTGATCACTAGTCGGGGTCGCTGATGCCCTGGGGTCGGATCGATGACCGCCTGGCCATGTCGGTCAAGGTGCGCGGCCTCGCGGACCCTGGCGCGACCGGGCAGCGGGCCAAGAAGCAGCGCGCCGAGGCCCTCGGCGTCTGGGTCCAGGTCCTGTCGTGGGTCTCCGGTGAACGCTCGGATGGCTTCCTCACCGAGGACATCCTCGACCTGTTCGGGTGGGAGGAGGCCAACGAGCGGCTGCTGCGTGCCCGCTACGGCAGGGCGCCGCTGATGCACCGCCGCGCCGACGGTGAGCGCTGCGAGTGCATGACCGGCCGGATCTGGGTCGACGACTACGACTACCTGATCCACGACTACCTCGACCGCAACCCGTCGCGGTCCGAGAACGACGTGCACAAGGCCAAGGCCCGCGAGCTGAAGGACTCCAAGCTCAAGAACGCGGTGGCCGAACGCGACTGCAACATCTGCCGCTACTGCGCCAAGACCTGCGCCCCGTCAGACCGCCGCTCCGACGACGGCCGCACCTTCGACCACGTCGACCCCGAGATCGCCGACGGCATGTCCAACCTCGTCGTGGCCTGCCGCGGCTGCAACAACCGCAAGCGCCGCCGCACCCCCGAGGCCGCCGGCATGACCCTGCTGCCCGCCCCCGGCGACACCAACGGACCTGCGACCCGATCCACGCCCGAACCTACGCCCGACCTGAGTCCGGACCTGAATCCGACCACAGATCCCGGCGCAGATCCGGATCCAGATCCACCACCCCCACCAACACCCATGAGCAGCACGAACACGGCCGAACCCTGCGCCGAGACCTACGCCGACACCAACAACCCGACTCAGGTCCCCGGCTCTCCCTGGACGGGACGGGGCGGGCCGGGCACCGCTCCCAGCCCAAGTCCCCCCCGACCCGGGCCACCCACGGCCTCCCGCATCGGACCCCCCGCCACCCCCCGCGGACCTCTGCACGGATCCCCGTACCTGCGCAGCACCCGCCCCCTGCCTGAGCACCACGCTGGCCACCCGCCCCAGCCCGACCCCGAGCCTGAGGAAGGTCACCCATGATCGAGCCGACCCCCGTCCTGCTGGTCGACGAGATCCGCGCCGCCATCGCCGACCTCCGCGAGGCATGGTGCTGGCTGGAGGACCTCGTCGAGCCCGGCCGCGACTCCGCGCCCATCCCCGTGCTCACCGACCTGCAACGCGCCCGCCAGGCCGAGGCGATCGCCGCCGAGCGGATCGAGCGCGACGCCTGGGCCGCTGACGTCCCGGTCGGGCAGCGCCAGTACGCCGCCCCATCCGGCCGCTACGCCCTGGCCGGCTCTCGCCCGGGCGCCCGCCTCGCCGTGATCGACGCCCGCGCCGCGGTGCACGGCGTCGTCCTGGACGCCGCCCGTCTCGTGGCGGCCGCCGAGGACGCCCGCTACGTCGGCAACCGCGCCGGCCTGGCCGGCGTGCGCGACGCGCTTGACTGGCTCGACGGCGGGCCGCCCTGCTGGATCGCCACCGCCGACGGGGTCATCTGGCGGACCCCGCCCGGCGGGGTGCTCGACCAGCTGCACGACGGCCGCACCGCCGTGGTGGTGCTGTCCGCGCTGGCCCGGGCGAACCGCATCGCCCGCGAGGCGGCCCGGTCCCCAGACGGAGAGCACCTCGCCCCGGTCGACCACCGGTGCCCGGCGTGCGGCCGCCGGTCGTTGCAGCTGGACTATCGGTCGGAGGACCTGCTGCGCCGTGCCCGCGACGACGAGCGGTACCGGCGGTCGTGGACGGTCACCTGCATCAGCGAGGCCTGCCTCTGCGTCGGCGAGGGCTGCGGCTGCCGGCAGCGGGTCCGCTACCGCGGCCGCCGGCACGCCTGGGCGTACGGGGAGCTGTCCGGGCCGTTCGGTCTGTGGGCGGCGGTCAAGGCCGCCGACTCCCGCCGGCGTGGCCCGGGCACCCGGGTGGCCAGCGAGGCGTTCGGCCACGGCGGCTGGTCAGAGCGGCGCGCCCCAGCCCGGGTAGGCCGGGCGGTCCGCGACGGCGACGGCGTGCTGTGGTGGGACCGGGCTCGGGCCTGCTCACAGCTGGCCATCCGGCCCGAGCAGCTGTGGGACTGGGTCCGGCGCAGCGAGGCATCCGCTACGTTTCCGCGGCTGGACCGGCCCCGCCGCGACGGCGCCACGTCCTGGTACCGGGCGGAGCAGTTGCTGGCCGTCGAGGAGTACGTGACCACGTCGACACGCGGCCGGAAGCGCTCAGCTTGACCATGATCGCCCGATATCTCAGTATGGGTGCCAGCAGGTGCACTATGCCCGCCTCGCGGTTGCTGGTCCTGCTGACGATCTACCAATTAGGGGCCTGGAGGGTGCGTCACCCCTCCCGGCCTGGCCAAAGGGCCGAGGCGTACCTCGGCTCTGGCGAACGCCCCGGTCCCTCCGTGCCGGGGCGTTCGTCGTGGGAGGCCCCCGATGCCGAGAGCGTGGAAGGTCTGCTCCGGTCCCGGACCTGACGGGTCAGGCTGCGTCGAGGCGGTCCCGTCCGGCCGGTGCCCCGGCTGCGTGGCCCGGGCCGAGGCGGCCCGCGGCACCGCCGGCGAGCGAGGCTACGACCACCGCCACCGCCGGCACTTCCGCCGCCGGGTGCTGCGGAAGGAACCGCTGTGCGTCTGCACCGACCGAGGCCACGGCCACGGCCACCAGTGCCTGCGCCCGTCCCGGCACGCCGACCACTGGCCCCGCGACCGACGCGACCTGGTCGCCGCCGGCGACGATCCCAACGACCCAGCCCGCGGCCGCGGGCTGTGCGGTCCGTGCCACGGCAAGCACACCGCCGCCGAGCAGCCGGGAGGGTGGAACCAACGATGAGCCGCACCCCCGAGCAGGTGGCCGCCGACGAGGCGCTGACCGCCGCGATCGAGCAGGCGCTGCTGGCGTACGGCCCGGGCGACCAGGCGTACATCCTCACCGAGTACGTGGTGGTCACCTCACAGCAGCGCTTCGACGAGGAGGGCAACGGCATCACCGCGGTCGGTTGCATCAACCGCGACAGCGACGTGCCGTTCCATCGGATCCTCGGCCTCCTTGAGTACGCCGGGACCCGCACGCGTAGGCGCATCGCGACCGACGACGAGGAGGACTGAATGTCACTCAGAGTGATCGACCCCGGAGGGGTGGGGGGTGACCCCCAAGACCCCAGGTCAGCAGTACCGCCGGGGAGGTAGAGATTCCCGTGTACGGGTCTGGGAGATCCGGCACACCTGAGGGCCGTCACGCGATGTGACGGTCCGGCTGTCTGCGGCGCGATGCCGTGAGAGGGAGCCGATCATGGCAGGGATGGGGCCGCCGCCGAAGCCGGCGGGACAGCGCCGACGCCGCAACGCCACGGTCGCGACGACCCGGCTGCCGGCCGAAGGGCGCGGAGGACGGCGGGCGCCGAACTGGCCACTGGTGCCCGACGTCGTGATGGCCGCGCGGCGGGACCTGCTCGCCGCCGCGGTCGCGGACCTGGAGGAGGACCTGGCCGAGCTGGAGGGCACCCGCAAGGAAGCCTCGGTACGCCGGCGGCTGGAGACGACCCAGGAGAAGCTGGCCATCATCAAGGCCCAGATGAAGGCGCAGCGGGCGCTGGAGGCCGACCTGTGGCGCGACCTGTGGCGGCTGCCGCAGGCGGTGGCGTGGGAGCGGCTGCGCTGGACACGCGACGTCGCGCAGTATGTCCGGCATAAGGTCCTCGCCGAACTGGGCGACCTCGCCGCGGCCAAGGAAGCCCGGCAATGGTCGGACCGCCTCGGCCTTTCGCCAATGGCGATGCTGCGGCTGCGCTGGGAGGTAACGGTCGACGAAACCGCCGCCAAGCGCGCCGAGCGCGACCGCGACCGGTCGGAGGCCGAGACGCCGCCGGCGACGGCGCAGCCGGCGGCTGACCCCCTCGCGGCGCTGCGGGCGGTGTGAGCGTCTTCGTCGTCCCCCCGCTGGACGAGCAACCCTGGCCCAGTCTCGGGCCGCAGCTGTGCGACTTCCTGGAGGAGCGGGCGGTGCACGGCCCGGGCGACCTGCGCGGCCGCCCCGCCGTTATCGACCAGGAGAAGCGGGCGCTGATCTACCGCGCCTACGAGGTGTTCCCGCGCGGGCACCCGCGCGCCGGCCGCCGGCGCTTCAAGCGGGTGGCGTGGTCGCTGCGTAAGGGCGTCGCGAAGACCGAACTCGCGGCGTGGGTGGCGTACGGCGAGCTGCACCCGGAAGCGCCGGTGCGCACCGACGGCTGGAAGCTGGTCGACGGGATCTGGCAACCGGTCGGTGCACCGGTCACCGACCCGTACATCCCCATGCTGGCCTACACCGAGGAGCAGACCGAGGAGCTGGCGTACGGGGCGCTGCTGTTCATCGTGCAGGAGGGTCCGGACGCGGACCTGTTCGATGCGGGTAAGGAGCACATCACCCGCATCGACGGCGAGGGCAAGGCCCTCGCGGTGGCCGGTTCCCCGTCGGCGGCCGACGGCGCTCGGACGACGCACCAGCACTTCGACGAGACCCACCGGATGATCCTGCCGAGGCTCAAGGACGCCCGGCAGACCATGCGGAACAACCTGCCCAAGCGGGTCTTGGCTGACGCGTGGGAGCTGGAGACGACCACCACCTACGGCGAGGGGCAGGGCTCCTGCGCGGAGGACACGCACCAGTACGCGGAGATGATCGCCGCGGGCAAGGTGAAGGACGCGACGCTGTTCTTCTTCCACCGCGAGGCCCCGTGGCGCGACGACGAGGACCTCGACGATCCGGAGCAGCTCAAGGCGGCGATCCGGGAGGCGTCCGGTCCGGCGATCGCGCTCTGGCCGGACTTCGAGGGCCAGGTCGAGTCGATCGCGTCGCTGTACCACCAGCCGGACACCGACAAGATGTACTGGCAGCGGGTCTGGCTCAACCGCCGCCGGTCAGCCGAGCGCAACGCGTTCGACGCCGCCAGGTGGACGAAGACCCTCGCCCGCCCGGCGATCCGGATCGAGCACGGCGAACCGATCACCATCGGCTTCGACGGGGCCCGCTGGCGCGACGCGGTCGGGTTCATCGCCACGCACATCGAGACCGGCTTCCAGTGGCCGCTGCGCTACTGGGTGCGCCCCGACGACGCCGAGGGCTGGGAGGTTACCGACGACGACGTCGACGGCGTCCTGACCGAGGCGATGGACCTGTACGCGGTGCGGCTGGTGTACGCCGACCCGCCCCGCTTCGAGTCCGCCGTGGCCCGCTGGTCGGGCCGGTACGGCGAGCGGCGGGTGCTGGAGTGGTACACCAACCGGCCCCGACAGATCGGCCAGGCGATGCGCGCTTTCCGGACCGCGCAGACCTCCGGCGAGCTGACCCACAGCGGCGACAAGACCTACGCCGACCACATCGGCAACGCCGTCCGTGGTGACCTCAACGTCCGCGACGACGACGAGACCCCGCTGTGGACGATCTACAAGATCCGGCCCGACTCCACCAAGTACATCGACCTGGCCATGGCCGGGTGCCTGTCCTGGAAGGCCCGCCTGGACGCGATCGCCAAGGGCGGCTGGAAACGCAAGAAGCGCAAGCAGATCATCGTCAGGAGGTGACCCATGCCGCTGCCCACCGATGACCTGGGATGGGTCACCCACCTGGCCAGCCGTCACGACCGGGAGTTGCCGCAGCTGCAGGAGCTCAACGCCCTCTACGAGGGCAGCGCGCCGCTGCACTACATCCACCCGGAGATCCTGCGGGAGGTCGGCGACCGCCTGCAGGCCGTGTCGCTGGGCTGGCCGATGCTCGCCGTCGACCCCCTGGAAGAGCGCCTGGACGTGCTCGGGTTCCGATACCCGGAGGACGACGACGAGCCGGATCCGGACACCCCGGCCGACGAGCTGGCCAGCGCCACCGCGGACAAGAACCTCCAGCGGGTGTGGCAGGACAACGACCTCGACGAAGAGGCGCAGCTCGGCCGCCTCGACGCCCTCGTCATGCGCCGCTCCTACATCGCGGTGGGCACCAACGAGGACGACGACGACACCCCGCTGGTCACGGTGGAGTCCCCGCTAGAGATGTACGCCGACATCGACCCGCGCACCCGGGCGCCGCGGGCGGCTCTGCGCCGCTGGGTGGAGGACCCGGACAGCCTGATCCGGCTGCCGCAGGAGTACGCCACCCTCTACATGCCCAACCACACCGTCTGGTTCGACCGTGGCCCGCAGGGCTGGCGTGAGACCGGCCGAGACGTGCACAACGTGGGCGAGGTCCTCGTGACCCCGCTGACCAACCGCGGCCGCCTGGCCGACCGGTACGGCAAGTCGGAGCTGACGATCCCGCTGCTGTCGCTGTCGCACGCGGCCAACAAGCTGGCCAGCGACATGATGGTCGCCGCGGAGTTCCACGCGATCCCGCTGCGCGCGCTGTTCGGCATCGGCCCGGACGACCTGGTCGACGACAGGGGCGAGAAGCAGTCGGCGTTGCAGGTCATCATGGGCAAGCTGCTCAGTCTGGAGGGCAGCGGCGGCGAGGACGTCGAAGGCGGCGGCATCAAGGCCCACGAGTTCCAAGCCTCATCGCTGGCCAACTTCCACCAGAGCTTGACGCAGCTGGCCAAGCACGCCACCGCCCTGGTCGGCCTGCCGCCGACCGCGTTCGGGGTGGTCACCGACACCCCGGCCAGCGCGGAGGCGTGGCGGGCGGCGGAGGCCCGGCTGATCAAGCGGGCCGAGCGCAAGACCGTGCCGTTCAGCGGCTCCTACAAGCGCGTCAACCGGCACGTGCGCCGGCTGCAGGACGGCGACTGGGACCCGGCCACCAAGCGGCTGGAGACGATCTGGCGGGACCCGTCGACGCCCACCCGGGCGCAGGCCGCCGACGCGGTCCGCAAGGTGTTCGGCGGCGACGAGCCGATCATCACCAAGCGGCAGGCCCGCGAGGACCTCGGCTACAGCCAGGGGCAGATCCGCCGGATGCAGGCCGAGGACGCAGCCGACGCCGACCGCGACCCGGTCCGCGAGATCATCAACCTCGGCATGGGCGGCCAACCCGCCCCGGTCGAGCCACCCACCCCGACCGTCCCGGCGCCGCAGCCGGAGCCGGCCGGTGTCGGCTGAGCAGGTCGCCCGCGAGCACTACCGCCGCCGCCGGCGGATCGTCGGCCGGCTGGTCGTCGTCGCCCGACAACTGTGGTCCCGGGTCGACCCGGACGCGATCACCCGCAGCTGGGCCACCCAGCTCGGCGATCTGGTGCCCGTCACCGCCGCCGCGCAGCTCGCCGCCGCGGTCACCGCGGACAGCTACCTCAACGCGGTGCTCGACGCCCAGGGCGCCAACCCCCGACCGCGGGCGCGGGTGGTGCCGGCCGCGCTCGCCGGCGTCGCCTCCGACGGCCGGCCCCTGCCCTCCCTGCTCTACGAGCCGGCCATCACCACGCTGACCGCGATCGGCGCCGGCGTCGACGTCGAGCGGGCCCTCGCCGGCGGATACGCCACGCTGGAGACGGCGGTCCGGACCCAGGTCGCCGACGCCGGCCGGGCCGCCGACGCCACCGCGATGGCCACCCGTGACGTCGACACCTACATCCGGATGGTCGTCGGGAAGACCTGTGGCCGCTGCGTCGTGCTCGCCGGCCGCCGCTACCGCCGGGCGGAACCCTTCGACCGGCACCCGTGCTGCGACTGCGTCCACGTGCCCGCCGTCGAGGACACCGTCGACGCGATCGCCACCAACCCCCGGGCCTGGTTCGACAGCCTCACCCCCGCCGAGCAGGACCGGCAGTTCACCAAGGCCGGCGCCGCGTCCATCCGCCTCGGCGCCGACATCGGCCAGGTCGTCAACGCCCGGCGCGGCGCGTACGGCCTCGCACCGGCCGGAGCCCGGATCACCGCCGCCGAGGCGCGGATGCTGCGCGGCGGCCGCGACCGCGGGCAGCTGGCCACCCGCGACGTGTACGGCCGGCAGGTCTTCACCACGACCGAGGGCACCACCACCCGCGGTCTCGCCGGCGTCCGCCTCGGCGCCCGCGAGCGAGGCGTCAAGGACGGCGGCCGCTACCGGCAGGCCCGCACGCCCCGGCTGATGCCCGAGAGCATCCTCGCCGCCGCCGGCGACGACCGCGACGAAGCGATCCGCCTCCTGCGGCGCTTCGGCTACATCCGATGACCGAAGGAGTCCCCCATGCTGCCCACCATCGGCCGCATCGTGCTGTACACCCTGAGCCAGTTCGACGTCGACGCGATCAACTTCAACCGGCAGAACTCGCCGAGCCCCAACGCGGGCAACTTCGCCAACGCGGGTGACACGTACCCGGCCGTCGTGGTCCGCGTCTTCGGCGGAGACGCCGCCAACCTCCAGGTGCTCCTCGACGGCCCCGACACCTACTGGGCCACCTCCCGCCCGCAGGGCGAGGCCGGCGAGCAGGGGCGCTGGAACTGGCCGCCGCGCGTCTGATGCGCCCGAGTCCGATCCCCGACGCCGAGGTGTGGCCGGGTGCCCGCCGGATGGTGGCCACCGGCCCGTCCGGCGACCTGACCGACACCGACATCGCCCCGGTGGAGGTGCTGGTGGACACCGGCGAGCACACCGGCCTGCCCCGGGTCTGCGTGCGGCTGCGGCTGGAGGACGGGGACCTGGAGAAGCTCGCCGCCGGCGGGACGGTGTGGCTGGCCGTGTACGGCCCGCTGCCCGTCTTCTCCGTCGACGTCAAGGGCCCCGGCGAGTAGGGGCCCCGAACACATCACCTGGCCCGGCGCGATGCCGTGGCCACCTACCGGAGGTCGCGATGACCCACCTGCCCACCCATCCGCATCTGCGGCACCCGCGCACGGGCGACCCGCTGCGCGCGCTCGGCCGCACCCGCTCCGGCCGGCTGATCTGGCCGCAGCTCGGCGCCGCCCCCGACCCGCCGGCACCCGCCCCCGGCCCCGGTCAGCCGCCGGCGGACCCGGGAACCGGCGCACCGCCGGCCAACCCCGGCACCGGCAGCGGCGGCGGCGGCCAGCCGCCCGCCGACCCGGCTCCGACCGGCGGTGACCCGCAGGACAAGCCGCTCGGCCCCGGCGGTGAGAAGGCGCTGCGCGAGGAGCGCGAGGCCCGCAAGGCCCTGGAGCGGCAGATCGGCGAGCTGGCACCGCTCAAGCAGCTCGCGGACCTGCTCGGCACCAAGCCCACCGGGGACGGCAAGACCGACCTGGAGCAGCTGACCGAGCGGCTCAACAAGCACGACGAGGACCTGGCCAAGGAGCGCGCCGCCCGCTGGCGGGCCGAGGTCGCCCACGAGAAGGGCCTCACCCCGGCGCAGGCGGCCCGGCTCAACGGCGGCACCCGCGACGAGCTGGCGGCCGACGCGGACGCGCTGCTGCAGCTGTTCCCCGCCGCGCCGGCCGGGCCGCGTAACCCCGCTCCGGACCCGACGCAGGGCACCCGGGGCAACCAGCCGGCGGACCTGGAAGCGCTGATCGCGGCCGCGCAGAAGTCCGGCAACGTCCGTGAGGTCATCCGTCTGCAGAAGCAGAAGCTGACCCCCGTCCAGCAGTAACCGAAGGGCCGGCGCGGGCCGCGCCCAAGGAACGATCGAAGGGAGCGACCAGCGATGGCTGGCATCACCGCGCTCGGCACCACCTACAACCTGCCCAACTACACGGGCATCCTGTACCTGCTCACCCCGTCCGACACCCCGTTCTTCTCGGCGATCGGCGGGCTGACCGGCGGCGGGCAGACCACCGACACCGAGTTCGAGTGGTCGGAGTACGACCTGCGCGCCGCCGGGCAGAACGTGGCGCTGGAGGGCCAGGACGCGCCGACCGCGCAGAACCGGATCCGCGGGCAGAAGAAGAACGTGACGCAGATCCACCACGAGACCGTCGGGGTGTCCTACACCAAGCGGGCGGCCACCGGCCGCCTCGGTGGGCTGGCCACCGCCGGCGGTTCCAACCCGGTCGTCGACGAGCTGGACTGGCAGACCGAGCTGATGCTCAAGCAGATGGTCCGCGACATCGAGTGGTCCTTCGTCAACGGCATCTACCAGCTGCCGGCGGACAACCTGACCGCCCGCAAGACCCGGGGCATCCTCGCGGCCACGACGTCCAACGTCGTCGACGCCGCCGCCGGCGTCACCGCGACCGGCACGGCGGCCGCCTCGACCGACCTGATCACGCTGACCGCCCACGGCCTGGCCAACGGCGACAGCATCCGGTTCACGAGCGTGGGCGCGGCCACGCCGCTGACCACCACCGACGTGTACTACGTCGTGGCCAGCTCGGCCAACACCTTCTCGGTGTCGCTGACCAAGGGCGGCACGGCGGTCAACATCACCGTCGACGGCACCGTGGTCTGGGCCAAGGGCGTGGCCCTGACCAAGACGATGGTCGACGCGCTGCTGATGACCGTGTTCAACAACGGCGGCATCATGCAGTCCGAGACCGCCACGATCATGGTCGGCGCGGCGCAGAAGCTGGCGATCACCAACGCCTACGTGGTGGCCGGCTACGTCACCAAGGAGATCTCCACCGTCGGCGGTGTGACCGTCAACCGCATCGAGACCGACTTCGGGATCCTCAACGTCATGCTCAACCGGCACATGCCGGCCGACGTGGTCCAGGTCGTCTCCCTCGAGGAGTGCCGGCCGGTCTTCCTGGAGGTCCCCGGCAAGGGCCACATGTTCGAGGAGCCCCTGGCCAAGACGGGCGCCTACGACAAGAACCAGCTCTACGGCGAGGTCGGTCTCGCCTACGGCAACGAGCGCAAGCACGGCAAGATCGTCAACCTCAAGGCCTGAGCAGCGCCCGGCCCACCACCCGAGATCGTCAACAACGAGGCGTAAGGAGCGCTGCAGCATGGGCAAGGACACAGAGCAGTACGTCGTCACGGCCGGCTACGTGACCGTCGAGACGCAGGTGGGCGCCGGCCGCGCCCACGTCGACGTCCCGCACGGCGCGCCGCTGCCGGACGACGTGTCGGACGAGCAGCGTCAGCGGCTGCTCGACGCCGGCGCGATCGGCAAGCGCGACGGCGACGGGGACGTCGACGCGTCGGCGGAGACCGACGGGCCGACCACCCGGTTCGGCACGCCGGCCGCACGGCCGGTGCCGGGCCTGGTCGAGCCGGACGAGATCGACCGGGACGTCATCGTCGCCGGCGCGGCCGAGGACATCCTCGACTGGGTCGGAGAGGACCTCGCCCGCGCTCGGGTGGCGCTGGACATGGAGCAGGCCAAGGGCCTGAACACCCGTCAGGGCCTGGTTGTCGAGCTGCAGAAGGTCATGGGCGGGCAGGAGACCGAGCCGCCGGCCGTGCCCGAGGAGCTCGTCGACGACGGCACGGTGATCGCCCCGGCGGCGACCGGCGGGGTGGCCCTGCCCGACCCGGACCCGCTCGCCGCCAGCGGTGACGCCTCGGCAGCCGCGACGCCGGCGAAGGCGACCCCGGCCAAGGCCACCAAGGCCACCGCGGCCAAGGCCACCAAGGCCACCGGCAGCAGCCGCAGCTGACCCGGCCCGGGCCCGGCCGGCAGGCGCACCCCTGCCGGCCGGGCCCGCACATCGCCAGGTGTTCAGCACTGAACACCTGGATCAGGAGAGGGGGACTCGGTGGCGGACCAGCTGGCGGCCCCGGCCGACCTGAAGAACCTGCTCGACGACCAGGACCTGCCCGACGCGCAGGTGACCCTGCTGATCGAGTGCGCCACCGCGGTGGTCCAGGCCGCCGCCGGCGGGCAGCGCATCGTCGAGGTCGTCGACGACACCGCGGTGCTCACCGCCGGCCCGAGCCAGTGGCTGCCCCTGCCGCAGTTCCCGGTCCAGGCGGTCACGTCGGTGGACTACAACGGCTCCCCGATCGCGGCCGGCGCGGCCGGGTACCGGCTGCACGGCACCCGCCTGTACCGGCGCTGCGGCTGGTCGGACCGCCCGGGCGACCTGATCCCGGTCACCGTGGTCTACACCCACGGCTACCCGGACGGGGCGCAGGAGCTGCAGCTGGCCCGCTCTGCGGTGCTCGGCCTGATCCGCGAGATTCCAGGCAGCCCGGGCGGCGGCATCAAGTCAGAGTCGGTCGACGACTGGTCGGCGACCTATGCGGCGATGTCGGCTCAGATGGATGGCACACCGGCCCTACGCGCGGCGCTGCGCCGCCAGTACGGGCGGAGGCGCTGATGTCCGTCGACCGGGCGCTCGCTCGGGGCCGCCGGGCGGCTGAGCGGCTGATGGTCGACCAGTGCCGGATCCAACGCGCCGCCGGGTCAACGGAGGACGACGACGGCAACGTCACCCCGTCCTACACCACCGTCTACGAGGGCCGCTGCAAGGTCCAGCAGCAGGCCGTCCAGTCCCGCCCGTCGGACGCCGGCGAGGCGTCGCTGCTGATGGTCCGCCGCGAGCTGCACCTGCCCGTCGCCGCCTCGGCCGGCGTGCGCGCCGGTGACCGGGTCGAGTTGACGGCCTGCACGTACGACCCAGACCTGATGGGTCGGGCTCTGGTAGTCCGGGACGAGGCGGCGAAGAGCCTGGCCACCGCCCGGCGGCTCGGTGTGGAGGAGGTGACATCGTGACGGTGACGATCGACTCCGACGGGGTGGCGCGGCTGCGCGTGACGCTGGACCGCGCCGCCTCGGAGGCACCCGACGAGGCCGGCAAGGTCGTCGAGAAGGGTGCCCTGAACATCAAGAACGGGATGCGTCGCCGCGTCGGCGGCATCGCCCACGCCCCGGCGTACCCGGCGGCGATCACCTACGACCGGTCCGCTGGTTTCCGGGGCCCGGAGGCGGAGATCGGCCCGGACAAGAAGCGGCGGCAGGGCGCGCTGGGCAACATCCTGAACTACGGCACGGTGAAGAACGCGCCGATCTCGCACGTCGAGCCGGCGGCCGACGAGGAGCTGCCGCGGTTCGAGAAGGCGATGGAGGACCTGGCGGTCCGGCTGCTGGAGGACCTGTGATCCGCGAGCACGCCGACGCGGTCCTGGCGCTGCTGCGCGCCGCGCCGGGCACCACGGCGCTGACCGTCTACGACGGCGCGGTCGCCGAGGATCCGGTGACGGGCCGGTCGAAGCCGCCGCCATATGCGCTGGTGTACTTCGCCGACGCGGATCCGGAGGAGCCGGACTCCCGGCCGCTGTCCGCCCGTCCGGCCCGCTATGTGCTGCGCGCGTACGTGCACAGCGTGGGCCTGACCGCGACGGCGTCCCGGTCGGTCGCCGAGCGGGTCCGGGCCGCGTTGCTGAACGTGCGGCCGACGGTGGCCGGTCGGCAGTGCTGGCCGATTCGCCGTGAGGACGGGCAGCCGCCGCAGCGGGACGACTCGACCGGCTCGCCGGTGATGGACCGCGTTGACGTCTACCGGCTGGAGTCCGAGCCGGCCTGACCTGCTACCGGCGTGACCGGTGCAGCAACGTCACCAAGGCGTACGTGACGCCGCCGACGGCAAGCAGGATCACGATCTGCACCGCGACGGGCAGGTCGCTACCGCCGCAGAGACACGCGATCAGCACGCCAGCAGCGACAGCCAGGAGTACCCGGTTCCCGGTGTGCGCCAGCGACCACCGCGATTCGTGCTGCTGAGTCATGCCGGGCACCGTACCGCGCCTCTGCAAGAGATCACCCTCCGCCGATCGGCGGGACCTACCTGAAAGGACGCCGCCGATGGCTGCGCTCACCTCCCAGTCGGCCACCACCACCGGTACCACGCCGACCGTCATCACCCCGACCGCCTCCGACACGATCGCCGCCGGGCAGTTCGGCCCGAACGGCTGCGAGCTGCGGGTCATCACGACCGGCACCGCCTCGAACATCACCGTGCTCGACCCGGGTCGCACCCCGTCGGGGAACCCGGGCACCGCCACCGCGCTGGCCGCGCCGGCCACCGGTGTGCGGCGGCTGCTGATCCCCCGCTCGGCGATCGACCCGGCAACGGGGGTCGCGACGGTCACCAGCTCGTCGCAGACCGGGCTGACGTACGAGCTGTTCCGGATCTGACCGTGGACGGGTTCGTGTGGCTGATCCACCCCGAGACGGGCGGGCAGTGGGAGTGCCCGGCCGGGGCGGTGGACGACTGGCTGGAGCGGGGCTGGAAGCGGGCGGACGGGACGCCGGAGGAACCGAACCCGGTGGCGCCGCCACGGCAGACCTCGGCCGCGCCGGCGGCCGTGCAGACCAACACCACGACCGCCGACGGCGGGAACGGAGAGAAGAGCGATGGCTGACGTCCTCGCCGATGGCATGACCCGCGTCGCGTGGGTGGGCGCCATCGCCAACATCAACAGCCCGACGGCCGCCGAGCTGAACGCCGGACTGCTGCTGCAGCAGGTCATCACCCCGGACGGCCTGATGGGCTTCGAGGCCAGCACCGCCGAGGTCGACAACTCGGCGCTGGCCAGCACCTTCGACACGAAGACCATCGGCCGGGACTCGTACTCCGGCACCGGCCTGCGGATGAAGAAGCAGACCGCCCCGGACACCGCCCGCAACACCCTGACCCGGGGCACCTCCGGGTTCATCGTGATCCGCCGAGACATCCCGGAGGAGACCGCGTGGGCCGCCACCCAGCCGGTGGAGGTCTACCCGGTGATCTGCGGACGCCGCAAGGAGCTGGCCCCGGAGGCCAACAGCGTCCGGAAGTACGAGGTGCCGACGCCGATCACGACGCCGCCGGCGACGGACGCGGTCGTCGCCTAACCACTGACCGGGGCGGCCGGGCCACCAGCCCGGCCCGGCCGTCCCGCACCATCGGGGGCTGGATTGCGAAGGGCTGGACATGAGCAACGATTCCCACCGTGTGCCGCTGTCGAAGGTGGTCGCGTTCCTGCGTGACATCGGCCTCGACCCGGTCGATCCGGCCGACCTCCGCTCGGTGACCTTCGGCGCTGGCGGCGTTGAGGTAGTTCGGTATCGGCGCAACGAGCAGGGCCAGATCTACGCGGTGGCACCGAACACGGTGGCCACCGAGACCGTGACGCTCGCATTGGACGCTGACGCATGAGCACCATCAAGGAGCGCATCCGCAACGCGCGCCCGACCACCCGCACCGTGCCGGTGTGGCTCGGCGCGGACCTCGACCTGGTCGACGAGTACGAGGCCGCCGTCGCCGCGCTCGAGGAGGCCCGCAAGCCGGGTGACTCGCTGGCCGGGAACGGCTCGCCGGCCGCCGCCGAGCAGCGCGTCACCGAGCTGCGTGCCGAGCTGGACAAGTTCCGGGTCGACTTCCGGCTGCGCGGGCTCGACGACCTGCGGTACGCGCAGCTGCTGCGCGACCACCCGGCCCGCGTCGACGAGGCCACCGGCAAGACCGTCGAGGCCGACGAGGCCGGCTGGAACCGGGACACCTTCCCGGCCGCGCTGGTGCGCCTGGCCGTCGTCGACCCGGACCTCGACGACGAGGACTGGACGGCGCTGCTCGGCGACGAGAACACCCTCGGGGTCCTCACCTCCCGGCAGCTCGACCAGCTGGCCACGGTCGCGTTCCAGCTGACCCGGCAGACCGTCGACATCCCTTTCTAGCTGGCCGTCTCCGCGACGACCCGGAGCTGCGGGCCCGCGTCGAGACGGCCGAGCGGCTCGGTATCAGCCGCCGCCGGCTGATGGGCTGGGAGCCGGCCGAGGTCACCGAGCACGAGTACGACGAGCAGGACCGGCTGATCCGGTCGGTGACCAGCCGGGAGCCGGAGTGGGACGACGAGGAACGCGGCTGGATGCTCGCCCTGACCGTCTACCGGGCGAGCCTGTGCCCGCACTGCGGCCGGCCGCTTTCGGTGTGCACCGACCCGGAGTCGGAGGGCCACTGGGTGGTGCCGCCGCCGAGGCGGTGTTTCGCGTCGACGGCGTTGCGGTCGGCGGCCCCGGAGTACAAGGACTCGCCGCAGCCGGAGGCGCTGCTGCTGCACGCTGAGCGGAGGTGACCGGTGGCTGGTCTGCGGACGGTAGGGGTGCGGCTGGCCGCCGACGTGTCCGGGTTCCGGGCGGGTATGCGTCAGGCCGGGGCGGCCACGTCGGAGCTGCGCGGGGAGCTGGACAAGGCGGCCCGGGCGGGGAAGCTCGACGCCCTGGCCGACCAGGCCGGCCGGATGGGTCTGGTCCTCGCCGCCGGGTTCGGTGCGGCGGTGGCGATGGCCGCGAAGTTCGACAAGCAGATGTCGGAGGTCGCGGCGGTCTCCGACGCCACCGGCAAGGAGCTGGACCAGCTGCGGCAGGCCGCGCTGAAAGCCGGCGCCGACACGGCGTTCTCCGCCACCGAGGCGGCCAAGGCGGAGGCCGAGCTGGCCAAGGCCGGCCTGAAGACCTCCGACATCCTCGGCGGCGCCCTCAACGGCTCCCTGGCCCTTGCGGCGGCCGGGTCGCTGGACCTGGCCGAGTCGGCGGACATCGCCGCGAAGACGATGAACGTGTTCAAGCTCAAGGGCGCCGACGTCGGGCACATCGCCGACGTGCTCGCCGCGGCGGCCAACAAGTCCGCCACCGACGTGCACGAGATGGGCGAGGCGCTCAAGCAGGGCGGCCTGGCGGCCAACGCCGCCGGGATGGGCCTGGAGGAGACCGTCGGCACCCTGGCCGCGTTCGCCGACCGGGCGCTCGTCGGCTCCGACGCCGGCACCAGCCTGAAGACCGCCCTGATGATGCTGCAGGCGCCGACGGACAAGTCAGCCGCGCTGATGGACAAGCTGGGCATCGCCGCGTACGACGCAAACGGCGAGTTCATCGGCACCACCCGGCTGGCCGGGGTGCTGCAGAAGGCCCTCGGCGGGCTCACCCAGGAGCAGCGCAACGCCGCCCTCGCGACGATCTTCGGCGCGGACGGCATGCGCGCGGCGAACATCATGTACGAGCTGGGCGAGAAGGGCATCCAGGACTACACCAAGGCCGTCGACGACCAGGGCGCCGCCGCCGACGTCGCGGCGAAGAAGATGGACAACCTCGCCGGCGACGTCGAGAAGCTCAAGGGCTCCCTGGAGACCATGGCCATCGAGGCCGGGTCGGGTGCGAACAGCGGCCTGCGGATCCTCGTCCAGGCGGCCGGCGCGCTCGTCGACGAGCTGGACCGGCTGCCGCCGGCGCTGACGTCGACCCTGACCGTGATGGCCGGGGTGGCCGGCGGTGCGCTGCTACTCGGCGCCGGGTGGGTGCGGGTCCGCCGGTCGACGCGGGACATGCTCGACGAGCTGCGGGAGGTCGGCCCGGCCGGCCAGCGCGCGGCCCGCGGGCTGGAGACCGCCAGTAAGTGGGCGGGCCGCGCTGCTGTGACCTTCGCCGCGTTCGAGGTCGCTGGTGCTGCCATCACCGCCATGCAGAAGGACCTGAATCCGCAGATCGACGCCATGGCCAAGGGCCTCGGTGAATGGGGCAAGACCGGCGCTCTGGCTGGGGAGTCCGCGCGGGTCCTGGGCGGCGACATGCAGGATCTGGCGGTCGGCCTGAAGTTCCTGGCAGACACCGACAACAAGCGTCGGCAGTCAGCGCGGTTCATGCAGGACATCCTGGAGAACACCTGGATCATCGGGCCGGCTCTGCGGGGCACCAACACGAGCCTCGACCGCACCCGCGAGCGCGTCGAGGCGATGGACTCGGCGCTGGCCCAGCTCGCCTCCGGCGGGAAGGCCGACGAGGCCGCGGCGGCGTTCAACCGGCTCGCCGACGCGGCCGCGAAGGACGGCGTCTCCATCGAGGAGCTGAAGGCGCTGTTCCCGCAGTACGCGGCGGCGCTGGAGGTCGCTGGGAAGGCGTCGACCGACGCGGCCGGCGGGGTGAAGCAGGTCGGCGGCGCGGCCGGGCAGGCCGCCGACGAGGTCCAGGAGCTGAAGGAAGCGTTCGACGCCCTGTTCAAGCAGGAGATGTCGTACGACAAGGCGCTGCTGGCCTACAAGCAGGGCATCGCCGATGTGAAGGCGGAGCTGCGCGACGGCACCCGCACCCTCAACGACAACACCCAGGCCGGGCGGGACAACATCGCCGCGGTGCTGGAGCAGGTCGACCGGATCAAGGCGCTGCGGGACGCCCGGCTGGAGCACGGCGAGACCCTCGACGAGGTCAACGGCAAGTACGTCAAGGACATCGACGGGCTGCGCCGCACGATGCTGCAGGCCGGCTACACCAAGGGTGAGGTCGACGCGCTGATCGGCAAGTACAAGGCCGTGCCCGGCGAGGTGTCGACGGACGTGTCCGCGCCGGGCACGACGAAGGCCACCGGGCAGGTGCAGGACTTCAACTTCGCGGTCCGGAACGTGCCGCCGTCCAAGACGGTGCCTTTCTGGGCGTCCACTGGTGAAGCCAAGGCGGCCGTGGAGGCACTCAAGAGCAAGATCGCGGAGTTGAAGGACAAGCACATCTACATCTCCGGCACCGTCCGGTGGACCAGCACCGGCGATCTGAAGGTGCCCGGCGGGACGATCCTGAAAAACGACCGGGGTGGCGTGTACGAGCACGCGGCGGTGGGGTTGCTGCGGCAGGCGCAGATCGCGGCGCCGCAGGGCCCGGCCCGGTACGCGTGGGCGGAGCCGTCGACCGGCGGGGAGCTGTTCGCCCCCCGCTTCGGGGACATGGCCCGCACGCGGGCGCTGGTCGGGTACGCGATCGAGAACTGGTGGGGCGGATGGCGGAACTTCGCCCCGTCGTCCGGCTACGGCGGGCAGGCCAGTGGCCAGATCACGTACGACAACCGGATCACGGTGCAGCCGCGGCAGGCGAACTTCACCGTCCACGACCTGACGGCGCTTCAGCAGCGCCAGGACGCGCTCGCGCGGGTGGGGAGGCCACGGTAGATGCCCGTCTACGTCGGCACGATCTCGACTCCACCGCCGCCGGTCGACACCCCCTCACCGATCCCAACTCCGGCGCCGCCACCGGTCGACCCGGGCCGGCCGGTGGCGGTGTGGATCGCACCGGACGGCACGGAGTGGCCGCTCACCAACGACTCGACGCTGTTCTTCACCCTGAACGCGGTGACCGGGTGGGGTGCCGCACCGATCAACATCGTGGCCGACGACCACCCGCGCGGCGGCACCCGGGTTCGGCACATCCAGCCGCAGCCGCGGACGATCACGTGGCCGCTGCGGGTGCGGGCGGACACCCACCTGGAGCTGGTGGCCGGGTGGCGGGCCCTGTCCAACGCGTTCACGCAGACCCGCCGGCTCGGCCCGGGCCGGCTACGAATCATGCGCCCGAACGGCGACGCCCGGGAGATCCTCGCCTACTACCAGCAGGGCTTCGACGGGGAACCGGGGCAGGGTCACACCTACGACACGGCGGTGCTCAGCCTCTACTGTGAGGACCCGTTCTGGCGGGCGGTCCGGCCGCTGAGCCTGCCGTACGCCTACGGCACCGCGGTGTCGTACCTGTCGCCGTACCTGACGGTGTCCCCGTCGTCGGTGCTCGGCACCGCGACTGCTGTCAACGAGGGCAACGTGGAGGCGTGGCCGACCTGGACGATCGTCGGCCCTGCCACCGCGGTGGTGGCCACCAATCTCAGCACCGGTGAGGCGTTCACGCTGACCGGGACGCTGACCGCCGGGCAGGTCGCCACGATCACCACCGACCCGCCCGCCGTGCGCGGCCCGGGCGGCGCGAACTGGACCGGCAAGCTGACCTGGCCCGGCGCGCAGCTGTGGGCGTTGCAGCCCGGCCTGAACAACGTCGAGTTCGCCGTCGCCGGCGCGGCAGCTGGCACCGCGATCACCCTGTCCTACGTCCCTCGGTACGAGACGGCCTGACCATGCCCCTGATGCTGTCCGCGCCGGCGCGGACGACCCTGCTCATCACCGACCGGAACCTCAACGTGCTCGGCGACCCGATCGGCGGGTGGACGGACCTGGACGTCACCCTGCGGTTCAACGAGCCCGGATCCGGCACCTTCACCGCGCCGGCCCGGCCGGAGCTGCTCCAGCTGATCAACGCGGGCGGCAACCGGGTGGTCGTGATCCGCGACGGCGTCATCTTCGCCGCGGGGCCGATCGAGCGGGCCGGCCCGCAACGCTGGTCCGTCGACGGCGCCGACACTGACCCGGGCACCGTGTCCGTCGCGTTCACCGACGACCTGGCGCTCATCGCCGGCAGGGTCACCTACCCGAACCCGGCGGCCGTGGCCACCGCGCAGACGTCGACCGCCCGGTGGACAGCCACCGACGAGGCCGGCGACGTCATGCGGTCGTTGGTCAACCTCAACGCCGGCCCCGGAGCGCTGACAGTCCGGCGGGTGCCGCAGCTGGTCCTCGGCACCGGCGCGGGCCTCGGGGCCAGCATCACGTTCGGGACCCGGTTCGAGGCGCTCGGCGACGCGCTCCGCAGCGCGGCCATCGCCGGCGGCGGGCTCGGGTTCCGCACCCAGCAGGTCGGCACCACGATCGAGTTCCAGGTGTACGCGCCGGCCGACCGCACCACCGGCGACGGCGCGGTCCGGTTCAGCCGCGGCCTGGGGAACCTGCGCTCCTACTCGTACGAGCCGGTCGCCCCGTCGGCCACCGTCGCGATCGTCGGCGGGAAGGACGTCGGCACGTCGCGGGTGATCGTCGAACGGGTCAACACCGCGGCGGTCGCGAAGTGGTGGCGGCTGGAGACGTTCGTCGACCAGCGGCAATCCGACGCGACCGCCGGCGCCGCGGCCGAGCTGAATCAGGCCGGCGACGAAGAGCTGGAGCGCTCGGCCGAGACCGCCCGGCTGACCAGCGTCACCGTCGACACCACGGATCAGCGCTACGGCGTGCACTACCAGCTCGGCGACCGCGTGTCGGTGGAGCTCAACTCCGGAGCGGAAGTCACCGACGTGGTCCGCGCCGTGCACCTCGAGGTGAGCCCGCGCGACGGGGAGACGGTCACCGCGCTGGTCGGCTCGCAGGACGCCTCCGCTGACCCGGCGTGGGTGAAGGTCACGCGGGCCCTGGCCCGACGGCTCGCCGGATTGGAGACCATCTGATGGCCGAGTCCTCCTACCCGAACCCCGGCGTCACCCAGCTGCAGCACGAGCGGCTGCTCGGCCGGGCGCTACCGTCCGGGCTGATCGGCGACCCGGCCGACCAGCCGCTCATCTACGCCGACGGCAGCGGCACCCGGGAGATCCGCATCCGGGCGTCCCGGCAGGCCGTCGTCGACGGGTACGGCTGGCAGAACGACGCCGCCGTGGTCACCAAGACCCTCGCCGCGAACAGCAGCGGCTCCACCCGGGTGGACCTGGTGGTACTGCGCCTCAACCGGGCCGACTGGACGCTCACCGTGCAGATCGTTCAGGGCACCCCCGGGGCGGGCGCGCCGGCGGCCACCCGAACGCCGGCGTCGGCCGGCAGCGGCGTCTACGAGATCGAACTGGCCACGGTCACGGTCGCGAACGGCGCCACCACCCTGGCCGGGTCGACGGTCACCGAGAAGGCCTGGTACCTGGGCGAGGACGGCCAGATCCTCTGCAAGGCGTCAATCAGGCCGCCGCACCAGAAGGGCCGCACCGCGTTCGAGGTCGACACCGGCCGGTGGATCCTCTCCGACGGCACGACCTGGCGCAACGCCGTCGACGACTCCGGGACCGTGGCCGTGCCGCTGCTGTCCGGGTTCAGCGCGACGGAGAACAGCCTGCAGCGGCGCGGCGGGGTATGCGTGCTGGCGCTCAAGGTCCAGCGGACCACCGGGGCGATCCCGGCCGGCTCGACGACGAAGGTCGCGAACATCCCGGCCGGCTTCGAACCGACGTTCCCCGTGCAGGCAACCGCCCTCTACTGGTCCGGCGGCGCGCCCGCCGCGCTACGGGTCACCTCGGCCGGGATCTACGTCGTCACCGCCGCCGGCGTCTCGGTCGCCGAGGACCGCACGGTGGACGGCTCACTCGTCTGGCACGCCGCGTAGGAAGAGGGGTAGAGCATGACTCGATACTGGGCCGGCGGTGGGCCGTCCGACTACACCATCGTCTCCGGAGCCGACGTCACCATCGGCTCCCTCGACGGCAAAGCGGCGGTAGTCGTCGGCGGCGTCGAGATCACCTGGTGGAACAGCGAAACCGGCGGCACGCAGTACACCGACCTGCTGGACAGCACCGGCAGCGCCCGCACGTCGGTGCTGTCCTCCGACACCTCCGACGGTCGGGCGCTGGGACAGATTCCCCGCGTGCAGTACCCCGACAACGTCACCGGGGCGTGGGCGTCGGCCGCCGGCGGGCGGCGGGTGTGGATGGCCGCCGACGTCGGCGACCAGGCCGTGGCCACCGCAGTCGACCTCGCCGCCCACAAGTCGCAGAACAACGGCCACGGCACGGGTGTGGCGAACCTCGTCGACGTGTCCGTGCCGCTGCCGGGCAGCCGCAACGTCGGTGATCTGCTCGGCGTGGTGACCGGCGGCGGGTTCGGGCTGATCCCACCGTCGGCGGCGGCCGGCGCGGTGCTGCTCAACCCGCCGGCCTCCGGCGGCAGCTACGTCGGCAACACCGCCCAGCCACCAGACCCGGCGCAGGGACAGAGCGGCAACCCGTGGCTGAAGCTCACCCAGCCCTACAGCGGCGCCGACGACAATCCCGACGCGGTGCAGTTCTTCTCCACCTCGTCCACCGGCCAGTCGATCAAGACCGGGTGGTTCAACGGCAACGGGGAGCTGCGCGCCGCGCCGTCGCTGCCCAACCGGGTGGCAGGGCGGGTCTTCGAGGCGTACGAGAACCGCGGAGGTCCCTCCACCGGCAGGTTCTTCGAGCTGTCCACCAACCCCTCGGTCGCGGCCAACAGGGAGGCGCTGCTCGGCGCGTACGGCACGGGGAACAGCACCAAGCCCGGCTGGGTCGAGGCCACCCGCGTCTTGTCCGGCCTGCAGGGTGTCCGCGCCGGAGGCTCCTACAACAGCCTGTCTGGCGTGAACTTCCGGGGGCAGAAGAGCGGGACCGGCGCGCCGACCACCGGCACCTGGGTCACCGGCGACGCCGTCGTCGACTCCGCCGGCGTGCTGTGGCTGTGCACCGCCGGCGGCACCCCCGGCACCTGGACCGGCAGCGCCGGCGGCGGAGGCGGCGGCAGCACCGTCAGCGTGATGCCGACCTGGACACAGGACACCGCCACGGTCGGCACCGGCACCTACCGGGTGCACAACCCGACCGGGTCGGCGCTGACGCTGCGGTCGGCGGTCGCGTCGATCGGCGGCACCGCACCCACCGGGTCGTCGCTGATCGTGCAGGTCCGCGTCGACGGCACCGCCGTGTTCACCAGCGGGAACCGGCCGACGATCACCGCCGGGAACCGGTACAGCGGGGTCGCGTCCACGTTCATCTCTGCGAACTGGCCGGCCGGGTCGTACCTGACCGTCGACGTCGACCAGGTCGGCTCCACCGCGGCGGGCACGAAGCTCACCGTTCAGGTCCTGGCGTACTGACATGGCGATCAGCAGAGTCGACGACCAGGAGAACGTGCCCAGCGGTTCGACCACGTCGAACCCGGTGCCTGCGCTGACCGGCGTGGTGGACGGCGACCAGCTGGTGCATCTGTTCGGCCTCCTGAGCGCCAGCGCCACGGTGACGGAGCCCGTGGCCGGGCTGACCGTGCGCGGTGACGCCACGTCCGGGACGAACCTGGGCGGCCGGATCCGCACCAAGACCGCCGCCTCGGAGCCCACCTCGTACACGTGGGGCATCTCCACGGGCGGGGCCGTGAAGAACGCGGCGTGGGCCGGCGCATACCGAGGCCTCGACGCGACCACCCCAGTGACGGCGGCGTCCATGGTCGCCGGCACCTCAGGCACCACGCAGACCACCCCGGCCGTGGACGTGCCCGAGGGCGGCTGGCTGGTCTACGGGGTCGTCACCCGGCACGCGCCGGGCGCCGCCGGCGTGGCCACCTGGTCGTCGTCGGCGGGCGGGGATACGAAGCGGGCGGACGCGGCCACGAACGCAGGTTCCGCCGACATCACCATGGCCGTGTGGGACTCCGGGGGGCCGATGGCTGCGGCGACGGGAGTCACCCGCACGCTGACCAGCTCGCTGTCCGAGGGCAACGCGGTGGTGTTCGCCCTCGCCCTCAAGCCCGCTTCCATTACCCCACCCGCCGCCGAGCCGGCCCCGGGCATCCCCATCTTCTGAGGGAGGCAGCATGACGCTGATCGGCTGGACTCCGGGCCCCCGCTCGGTGCGGGAGATGCTCGCCTTGTACCCGGGCACCGGCATAGGTCGGATCTTCGTCGAGGCGAACAAGGCGCTGCACGCCTGGGACGGTCCGGTGCTCGGGCCGCTCGTCGCGGCCGGAGTGCCGGCGGTCCACCTGTCGTACAAGACCAACCCGCCCGCCGACGTGCGCGCCTGGGCCGACCGGAAGCCAGCCGGGCTGCGGCTGTTCCTCACCGAGGACCACGAGCCCGAGCAGGGCCCCGAGTCCGGGGATCCGACCCTGGACGACTTCCACGCCCAGCAGGCCGCGCTGGTGGCGGCGTTCGACGGGCACCCGGCCCGCGCCGACATCTGGCTCGGGCCGGTGTTCACCCGCTACTGGTGGCAGAAGTTCGCCGGCGACGGCCGGTGGATGCCCCGCCAACTCGTCGACTTCATCGCCTGGGACATCTACAACGACGGCCCGAAGTACCGCACCGCGGAGGACCTGCTCAGCATCCCCCGTCAAGTCGCCGAGCAGCTCGGCGTGCCGTACCTGGTCGCCGAGCTAGGCGCGAAACGCCAGCCGTGGGACGTCGACGGCACCGGCCAGGCCGGGTGGGCCCAGGAGATGGTCGACGCCCTGCGCGCCGACGGCGCGCTGGCAGCGCAGTGGTTCCACAAGGGCGGCTGCGATCTCACCCTCGCCGGCTCCGAACCGGCACGGCAGACCTGGCAGGCCATCACTCTGGAGGAGGTACCGGTGGCCACCACCGCACCACAGACCCTGCTCGACGCCCGCCGGCTGCTGCTCGACCACCTCGGCGGCAACGGCCTGGAGCCGGCCGAGGTCGGCATCGTCGGCGACCCGGCACACCGCGGCGGCTACCACTGCGGCTCCGACCGCGTCGTCAGCGGCGACTACAGCGTGGTCGAGTCGCCCCGGGACCGCACCGGCCTCAGCTCGTACGCCTGCGCCCTCGACATCGGTACGTTCACCGTCACCATCGGCGGCCGCCGGCACGACCTGCAGACGTTCTCCACCTGGCTGGCCCGCGAGTGCGCGGCCGGCGCGACCGACACCCGGGACATCCGAGAGGTCATCTACTCGCCGGACGGATCGACGGTGCGCCGCTGGGACCGGCTCGGCAAGCGCGCCAGCGGCGACGACTCGCACCGGTGGCACACGCACATCAGCTACCACCGCGACGCGATCAAGGCCGGCCGCGACCAGACGGCGCTGTTCCGCCGCTACCTCACCACGATCGGACTCCTGGAGGACGAGATGGCCCAGTTCACCGACGCGCACGCCCGGCTGCTCGACCAGCTGGCCGCCGCGCTGCCCACCCTGCTCGCCCAGGTCGCCTACACCGACGGCAGGATGGAGGCCTTCGCCAACGGCCGGCCGGCCGTCCGCACCGACCTCAAAGGCGGCGGCCAGGCCATGTGGCCGGTGCAGCAGCTCACCGCGCTGCCCGCCCTGATCAAGGCCGAGAGCACCAGCCCACCCGAGCTGGCCACCGCCCTGGCTGCGCTGCCCCGGCCGGCCGGCGTCGACGTCGACCAGCTCGCCGCGGCGGTCGCCGAGCGGGTCCTCGCCGGTCTCCCGGCCGCCGACGGGCCGGTGTCCCGCGACGACCTGGAGGCCGCCCTGCGATCGGTCCTCGGGTCGCTCGACGGCGCCGGACCGCAGGCCTGACCGTGCCCGACATCCCCGCCGCCCTGCTCAGCTCCGGGGGCCCGGTCGGGGTGCTGCTCTTCGTCGTCGCCCTGGTCCTCACCGGCCGGCTCGTGCCGCGCACCGTGCACGAGGATCGGGTCCGCGACAAGGACGACCAGATCGCCCACCTGAGAGCCACCCTGGCGGTACGAGACGAGCAGGTGCGGGTACGTGACGAGCAGGTGCAGAAGCTGCTGCCCAACACCGACCTGACCGTGCAGCTGCTGCAAGGACTGGCTCGGGAGGCAGGCCGCCATGATCTGGAGACGTAAGCGCAAGCGGCCGTCGCCGGAGACGACCGAGGCCCGCGACCTGCTCGCGCGGGCGCGGGAGGACCTGGCGGCGGCCCGGGCCGACGACGACCAGGTCGACGCGGCGGCGCGGCGACTCGCGGAGCTGCGCCGCCGCAACCACTTCGGCCCGATGATCACCGACGCGCTGAGGGGGTCACGGTGAACGACCTCAACACGGTGCTCGCCGGAATCGGCGCAGCAGCGTGCTGGTACTTCGTGGTCGCGTTCTGGGTCACCACCGGCGGGGACTGGCGGCACAACCCCGGCGGCAGGCACGTCATGCAGTTCACCGCGAACCTGGGCCTGCTGATGACCCTGATCGTGCTGGCCCGGGTGTGGCCGCAGTACCCCGGCCGCGCGGCGGTCACCCTGGTGGCGTTCGCTGCTCTGGTCGCCCAGGTGGTGTGGCGGTGCGTGCTGCTTCACCGTGCCCAGCACGCACCGGCCGAACGCCGGTAGCTACCGGCTCCGGTGCTCGTGCCGGTGCTGCGTCACCCCGTCGCAGCCCGGCTGTCGGCAGCGCCACTGCCGGCCCCATCTCCCAGCAGCCCTCCACCAGGCACGCACCCCAAGTGGGGACGGTGTCGGTGTGCCCGTCCGGGCAGGGCTCGGGAGCTCCGCCAGCTCACCGGCTGGCGTCCGTACGTACCGCTGCACTCATCGACCGTACTCAGGAGGTACACCATGCGGGTTGCCCGCTACGCCAAGACCATCGTCGCCGCTACCGTAGCCGGCGGCGTCGCCCTGACCGTCGCGATGGGCGACGACGTCCTGACCGCCACCGAGGGGATCACCGTCGCCCTGGCGGTGCTCGGCGCGCTCGGCGTGTACGTCGTGCCGAACGCCAAGGACCCGCTCGACCGCTGAGCCGAGCTACACACGATCGCGCCCCCCGCCCTAATGGGCGGGGGGCGTTTTCGTGTCTGCGGACCAGATGTGCGCCCCAAGCCTGGCCGGCCCCGGTGATACTGGGCGGATGACCGGATGGACGCTGAACTCGCCCGAGCCCTACCGCCGCGCCAGCCTGGTCGACCGGATCCGGCTCGCCTTGGCCCGGCTCGCCCGGATCATCGCGAGGTCGTGAGCTTGCACTGCACGGTGCCGGCCGCCCGGTCCCGGGCCCGCTTCGTCCCGTCGGTGATCTCGCAGGACAGCGGATCGGTGCGGTGCCCCGTCGCGGTGATCGTGATGGTGATCCGCAGCCCCGACGTGTAGTCGAGCGTCTGCCGGTACGCGCCGCCGGCGACGGACTTGCGGGTGTAGTCGCCGCGGTCGTCGCCGACCTTCGCCGCCCGCACGACGACGGAGTACGGGCCGTCGCCGCTGGCGTTGATGACGGCGGTCATCTTCCGCTTCGCGTCGACCTGCCGGTCGGCCGGGTCGCGGTCGCTCTTCGTGCCCTCGCCGTCGCAGGCGAGGCCGCCGACGATGGCCAGGGCCAGCGCGGCGCCGCCCAGGATCCGGCGGGTTCGGTGAGACTGGAGCATGGTCAGACCTCCTGTGTCTGATCAAGGCCCCGGCCGGCGCTTGGCTCGCCGCGTCCGGGGCCGACTTGTGGGTGTGGTGGAGGGGGTCGGTCCGCAGCCGGGCAGCCGGCACGTGCAGGTGCCGCCGAACGGCAGCAGCTCGGCCGCGCCGGCGCACGCGTGCGTCTTGACGGTGATCCCCTCGGTGCAGCCCATGCAGATCGCGCCGGGCTGAGCCCGGCCCGGCCCGGTCACCGGGTGAGGGCGCGGGTCCAGGCCACGAACTGGCTGTAGAGCAGCCGCGGCGGGAAGGCGGGCAGTTCGACGAGAGCTGCCGCGTACAGCTTGCCCATGTAGATCGTCAGGCCGGACCGGTCACCGCGGTACGCCTCGGCGAGCTGCACTTGCCCGGCCGCGCACGGCCACGGCTCGTAGCAGGCGCGGCATTCCCAGGATGGCCGGTGCGGCTGGTGGTCGACGCCGCTCATCCGCTCATCGAGGGCGTCGAGAGCCCGAGCGGCGTGCCCCGGACGGGGGGTCACCGGTCGCGCCGTTCGTACCGGTACTCGGCTTGGCGCTGCCGGCCGAGTTCGAGCACCCGCTGCCGGGCGCTGTCGTGCTCGTTGCGCTGGATCCGCTGCCCTCGGTCCGAGATCGCCGGGTCGGGCCGACTGGTCAGCCGGCGGAGCAGGGATCGGATGGACGCCACGCTGATCGCCTCCGTCAGTCCGGGGGCGCGGGTACATGCTCCACGGGGGCAGAGCACGTACCCGCGTCCGGCTCAGGGCGGCAGGGCGAACAGCTCGTCGTACGCCGCGCGACTCTCCACCGCCACCAGCAGAGATGACGGTAGGTAAAGACGCGCTTCGCTATGGGTACGCGGCGTACCCGGTGACTCGGTGTACCTCTACACAGGAGGGCTGGAGATGCGGTGGGCCAGCTCGGACGCCTCCGCGCGGATCGCCGCCGGCGCCTCCCGGGCCAGCCGGCCGGCCATGTCCTGCGCCGCTGGCGAGAACCGCACCGTCTCCGGTGACGTCGCCTCCGCGCGGGTGAGCAGGTGCAGCGTTGCCTCCCGGGCGCCTTCCAGGTCGGCGGAGCGGGCCAGCTCGACGTAGTGCCGGCCGCGCCGCTCGGTCGACGGGATCGACTGCGGGTCGAGGGAGTGCGCGCGGCGCTGCGCTTCGTCGGGGTCGCCCAGGTCGACGGCGCACATCACCGCGTACACCTCGACCAGCGGACGGGATACGCGGGTCCGCAGCCCCACGTACCCGTCCGGGAGCGCCCGGTCGACGACCTGCCGGGCGGTGTCCCAGTCCGCCCAAGCCCCCTGGTCGCCGGTGCGAGCCCGGGTCAGCGCCGTGCACAGGTGTAGGTCGGCGAGCATCTCCGCGTACTCCACGCCCCCGTCGGCTACCCGAGGCTCGATCAGGGCGCGGGCCTCACGTAGCCGGTCGAGGGCTTCGTCGCCGCGGCCGACAGCGCGCAGGATGTGCGCGGCGTACCAGATGCTCCCGGCGATCGCGAGGGGGTCGTCGGCGTCGAGGGCGGCGGCCATGCCTCGGTCGACGGTGAGCCAGCACAGTTCCCGGTCGCCGTGCCAGGCCAGGTATGCCTGGGCGAGGTGGTAGGCCTGGGCGAGCAGCGCCAGCGCGGTGCGCCGGTCGGCGCCGGTGTGCAGGCGGGCGGCGCGCTGGGTGGCGTCGAGGAGGCCGGGCAGCACGAGGCCGGCCTCGGTGCGCTGGTTGCGGCTGGTGTGCCAGGTCTGCCAGGCGGAGTCGACAGCGCCACGAAGGTAGTCGGTGCTCTCGGGCTGGCCGTCGATGGTGATGTGCCAGGCGGTCAACGCGCGTCGGACGTCGTCGACGGCGGGATGGGTGGCCCGGCCGTCGAGGGACAGGGTGACGGAGGGCCCGAACAGGTCGCCGAGGTCGTGGACGCCGAGGTGCGGGGCGATGCGCTGGGCGACGTTCAGGGTGAGGGATCGGCGGCCGTTCTCGACGAACTTGATGGTCGACGCGCCCAGGCCCGTAAGGCCGGCGAGGCGCTCGCGGGACAGGCCGACGCCGCGGCGGAGTTTCTCGACGCGTTGGCCGGGGGTGAGTGCGGGCTGATCGACCATCGGACACCTCCACGCCAGGGGGTTACATCGTGTACCCCCTCTCACCGTACGCGCTGCCGACAAGCCAGCTCGTCCGCACGTGCCCACGTGTCGACGTGAGGCGGACGCGCCATAGCGTCTCCGTCCATGATCGACCCCGCGTCGGGCGTGCCGGCCTGGCGGCAGCTCGCCGACGATCTACGTCGTCGGGTTGCCGCGGGCGAGTGGTCTCCGGGCGCGCGGTTGCCGTCGGAGTCGCGCTTGATGCAGGAGACGGGGCTGGGTCGGACAACGGTTCGCCGGGCGATCGCCGCGCTGCGCGCCCAGGGCGTGGTCGAGGTTCAGCATGGTTGGGGCACGCGTGTGCCGCAGGCGCGTGAGGTGGAGCGGATCGTCGCCGAGCCGGGGTCGGTGGTGACGACGCGTATGCCGACTCCGGCCGAGCGGGCGACTTTTGACGTTCCCGACGGCGTGCCCATGCTGGTCGTGATCGGGCCAGACGGGATCGCCGATGCATACCCGGGCGACCGAGCGCAGGTCGACATTCTCTGACCTGCAACTTGCAGCGGAAGATGGTAACCGTGGGTTAACACCATCTGTCACGCCTGTAACGAGCTACCTTCACATGGCGCAAGATCAGACGAGTGCGGGTTGCTCGGGTCTCGTGAGCGGGATAGATCAATCCAATGCGTCGCGGCATGGGGGGGATCCTGCTGGCGCTGGGTGCGACGGCGGTCCTCTGCTCGGCGTCGCAGGACCCAGCGTCCGCTGACCCTGAGCTGCCGTTGCCTCCGGTCCCGCTGCCGTCGTTGCCGTTGCCCTCGCTGCCCTCGCTGCCCTCGCTGCCCCTGCCGAGCCTGCCGGTGCCGCCGCTGCCCTTGCCGCAGCCGCTACCGTCACTGCTTCCCGACGTGCCAGGCCTGCCGGACATCGACGGCGATGGCGACGGCTCGGCCGCCGCGCCGTCGACTCGACCTCCCGCGCCGAAGCCCTCGCTGACTGCATCGCGCTCGCCGCGCCCCGCCGCCTCTCCGAGCCCGACTTCGAGCCTGGCGGACCGCGCGGCCACGCGCCCACCGTCGCGGCCGACCGAGGCGGCGCCACGGTGGCGGCCTCGCGATCGCCCGCCACCGCCCGCTGCGCCGCCGCACTCGGCGTCAGCTGGCCCTCTGGCGCCGGCGGCGCCGCCTGATCGGTGGGATCTGGCACTGGCCGCGACCCGGGCGACACCGGGCGCCTCCGGCGGATCCGACGTCGGACCGGGTGCGATGCTCGGTGGTTCGCAGATGCAACCGCCTCGCCTGGGCGCCGTGGTGCGGGCGCTGGACAACCGGCCTGCTGGTCGTCCCGTGGAACGCGGCCCTCCCCCACCAAAAGTCCTCCCTGATCAAGACCGCCAGCGAAGCGCTTGACCAGGGAGGACCTTGAGATGACCAATGCGTTGATCTACGTGACAGCAGGCAACGTAAACCGTTACACCGATCGATGTGCAGAGTACTGCAACCGGCTGGGTTTGCGTCTAGCGGCCGTCGTCGTCGACGAGCTGGACGGGGGCCGGTGGCCGGAGGTGGTGCAGCTGCTCATGGACGGCCGCGTCCAGGTCGTCGTGGTCGCCGACCGCGACGAGCTGCCGGAGGAGCGGACGCCTCGGATCGATGTGGTGGCTGAGCAGCGGCGTCGGATGGTGCCGGGCCAGCGCTCGGCGTGTCGTCCGCGTCTGATCCGCTGAACGGCAACACGGTGACCGCCTCCCGGAGACGGGAGGCGGTCACTGCCGTGTACCGCTGGGTCGTCATCACGGAGGCGTGGCCGAGCAGCTCCTGAACCACGCGGATGTCCCCGTACCGCTGGTTGATCGTCGACGCGAAGTAGTGCCGCAGCGGGTAGAGCTTCGTGGGGATCCCGGCGGCGGCGAGGTAGTGGGCGGTCTGGGTGGATACCCAGTCCCCGGTCGGCGGCCGTCCCGACGGGCGCCGCACTATGTGCCCCGGCGGCAGCGGCGCGATCAGCTCCCAGATCAGCGGGTGGGTGGGCACGGCGCGGGCCTTGTCGCCCTTGCCCCACAGGTGCATCACCTCGGCGGTGACGTCCTCGCGGCGCAGGGCGGCGATCTCGCAGGCGCGCAGCCCGCCGAGGGCGGCGAGCCGGCAGTTGATCCGCCACGGGTCGGCGGTGTCGTAGATCGCGGCGCGGACCAGCTCGTCGCCGGCGGGACGCGGGACGCCGGGATTCACCTTCGGTGCGCGCAGGTCGGCGGACGGGTCGAACGTCATCCAGGGATCCTTCGGGTTGGTGGCCCAGCGATAGAACCGGACCAGGTGCTTGTGGTAGGCGCACTTCGTTGCGCGGACCCATTCGGGGTTGTCGAGCCAGGCGGCCAGCTCGGTGCCGATCGCGGCGTGTAGGCCCTCGGGTAGCTCCGTGTGGGCCTTGCGGAGAACCCGGCGGGACGCGCGGACGGACTTCTCGGCGTAGCCGCCGGCGCGCATCCAGGTGAGGTGGGCGTCGATCATCTGCTCTGGGGTAGCCACGTACTCGACGGTGCCCGAGGTCGTGGTCAT